ATTTAAAATATGTTGGTGAATTAACAACACCGCCTTTGCGATATGGAACAACACCATTAGCAGCAAATGCATTACCATCTGCGTTTCTTAAGAATGGGAATATACTTTTACCTAAATTGAGCATTGCTTGTCTGATAGCGATTCTTGCCATATCAGCCAATATAGATCTTGTTAAATCAGCAAAACTTAATTTACCTGTCATTACAAACTTAACCAAAGCATCTTCCATTCCCTTGAATGCATTTTGTACTGCTCCAGCAGTTTCTTCTGCAAAACTTTTTATAGTGCTGAAATATTTTTGCGCTCCTTGTTGTATTCCTCCTAGTTGTCTTCCAGTGTCAGTTTTACCAGCCCCACTTAATTCAGCAGTAGTTCCTTTGAATTGACCTGTTAAACCATCATAGACATTTCCGTCAACAGTAAAATCCTCTGGTATAAATTTATCCCTTAAGGTTGATTGTGCTTCTGCTTTCCTCCCAACTTGAAATGATCTAGCACTTATTAATTCTCTTCTTCTTTGGTTGGCAAGTTTACTATCTTGTTTTGCAAGCACCTTTAATCTTGCATCAATATTTTTAATTTGTCGATTAGCATCATCTACTGTATTTCTAAGGTTTTTTTCTTGTAATTCAACTGTAAATTTATTAACTCGTTTAATAACAGTATTAAATGCGCCAACAGCTTGCGCTGCAAATGATTGAAAAGCTGCTCCTAATGGCCTTAAAAGATCACCTAATGAATCTTTTAAATCTGCCATTTGTTTTTTTAATCTATCACCAGCAGCTTCTGGGCCTTGAGCAAGAATTTCAGCATTCTCTCCATAAGTTGAAAATAACTTTTCAGCAAACTTCATAAAGTCATCAAGAGTGACCTTACCTTGCTCTAGTGCTTTATCTAATTGTGCTGGTGTCTTATCCATAGAATCAGCAAATAAAGTAAACGCACCGGGTAGTCTTTCACCCAATTGTTGCCTCAATTCTTCTGCGCTTACTTTGCCTTTTGAGAACACCTGGCTAGTTGCTCGCATTGCTGCTTTCATGTCTTCCAATGAACCACCAGTTCCTCTTATACCAGCCGCAATTGCTTTAAATACTTTTTCTGCGTCTGAAACAGATTGACCAGCACCAACAACTGAAGCAGTTAGTGAAGTAAATTGCCTTACAATTACATCCTGTGGGATTGCTAATTTATCACTAGTTTGCGCTAAAAATTCTTGTGATTTAGCATATTTGTTTGTATCTCCTATAACGAGTTTTAATGCTTTTCTTTGAAGTTCTAAAGCAGCATCATATTCTGCAATACTTGATATTTGTTGTCTAACCATACCAACCTGTGCGCCGATTGCCGCACCAACAGCCGCACCAGCAGGCCCACCAACTTTAAGTCCAATAGCCCCACCAATAGCACCTTCTGGCCCTCCAAAGATACCACCAGCAGCAATTGCACCAGCACCTTTAGCAAATCCTTTTAATCTACCCTTTAATCCACCAGCACCTCCACCAGCAGATGCTTGCTTCATCTTTTGATCTAATAAGGCAATATCTTTAGTAAGTTGTTTAAATTCTAGACCTGTAACATCAGCCATATTACGCAAACCCTGCAAAGCAGTTTTTTGTGCCTGAATACTGTTAATACTGTTTCCTGTTGCTTTATTAACAGCTAATAATTGGGTCTTAACTTTTCTCAGCGATTTATCACTTAAGCTTCCAAAATTCTTTTTTAAAGTACCAACTTCTCTTCCTAAATTTTTAAATGCTTGTTTTATCTTTGCATCACCAAAAGTATCAAACTGTATGCCAATTTTAGTAACTGTATCTGCCATATTATTTACTTTCCTTATTTAATTCTTTCAAGGCGGTAGCTTCCATGATTTGAATCTCTTCTAAGATTTTAGACCTTTCTGTAATATTGTAAAGGTCAAACATTCCTCCTTGCATAAGAAGTATCTCATACTTTAATCCTACATAACCACCAAAAGAAGTAGTCCATTGTGTCTGCATATTACAGAAGATCATTAAAGAATCCCAATTATCATCTAAAACCTCAAAATCTTCCTCTTCCTTTTTCTTTTCTTTTGGCAGTTCTATACCAAATGCTTTTGCGTCATCATGTGTTTGATCAATTACTTCTTTGCCAGAGCCTAACCAATAAAGAACTGCCTCTTTTAGTTTTTTACTTTTTCATCTGTAAGTGATTCGGTATATGAACTAGAAACAGCTTTTAGCCAAAAAGCATCTTCCATCATATCTTTGAGGTTTTGGTTGTTGAAAGGGATATCTTGACCATCTTCTTCTTTCATTTCTTCCCAACCTACAAGCATCATTTTCATCATTTCAAATTCTGTTTTTTCTTCAACAGCGCTTTGATACTCGCTAACTTTTAATCTTTTAAAAATAGCAATAAATTCATTTTCTTCAAAAACCCCAGCGTTATTAGCACTTGGTTCACGAACAACAACAGGCCATTTAAATGTCTTGTTCTTTTTTCTTACAAAAGCCATAAAGTGTAGAAATAAATATACTTCTACACTCTAGCGGCTAAGTCAACATTCGTTAAGTGTAGATAAGCGAGAACTCATCATTACCTGATGTACTAGGCACTAATGTATATGGAATTTCTAAACTGGCAATACCATCAATGTCTCCATAGTTAACATCTCCTATGTCAACTTTTGTCGATGTAAATTGAACAATATTTCCAGCAGCAGTTCCATGAGTAAACTGCAAGTTGCCTAGAGAGGTATCAGTTAAAGCAGCAGCAAAGAAATCTTTTTGTGCGAGAGTAGGAGCTTCTAAAGTAACTGAGCCAGATGCTTGTCTATCAACAAGAAGAACTTGCTTTGTTCCTCCAACAAGCTCTTGATAGACTAATTCGTTACCTAAATCAAAAGATACAGATGATAACGCTCCAGAATATGACAATAGCTGGAAGCTAGTTGTATTACCGTTTTTAAAAATCAGAGGCTCATCTTGATCACCGTAAGAAACAGTAGGCAACGCACTGTCATCAGGAGCTACATATATGCCCTGCATTGAAAAATTTAGCACAGGGATTTGCCCGACCTCTGCTGACAATTCAACACTCCCTCTTGCTCCCACAACTTTGTGTCTTACACCATCTATGTTGTAGTGAATAGTAACGCTAGAAAAAGAACTAGATACAGGGGCGTAAGTAACTCGTGTATTTGCCACGATTGTCTCTGACATCCCACACGCCTTAAGGGCATCTCCGTACCTAGGCGCTGTCCCGGCTGTCCCCGATCCGCATAGTTCTACAGCAAATGTGCATTCAACTCTTGTGTTTGCTAGAAGCTGTTCAGATGCTCCTAGATATGGCCTAATAAGTTCTCTACTTACAACGTCACTTGATTGTGGTGTTATTGTAAGATCTCTTACCAGAACAGCATCAGCAGCAACTATTGTTGGATCAGTTCCGTAGCTGCTTTCGGCTTCGATTAGAATGACTCTTTTTCTTGTCAGCAGTGCCATCAGTTTTTACCTCGTTTGGTGTCTCAGGATCAGTAGTTTGTTGGATGAGTGTAACCTCTCCTGTTTCTGGGTCGAGAAGAAAAGTTCCACCTTCACCTTGGTGTTCATTACTCATAATAATCGGTCAGGGTTGTTAGGGTTCATATTACAAGGAAATTATGTAGTCAAACTGTTATATGTAGTTCTGTACTCAATATCAAATTCACAAGATATTACCCCTGCTGGTTGATCTGCTTCTAAAATTTCAAAATTTGTTGTTGATGGTCTTATATCCAAGGCTAATCCTCCAACTGACGGATCAGTTAAAACTTTTGTATGTAAACTTTCAATCGTAGGATCTGCGACTTGATCTGGAATAGAACCTCTAACTACTACTGATATTCTTATTCTAAAATCCCAATTAATTCTATCATTAAAATTTTGTGTTTCTGCTGGGGTATCACTTATAGGCTCAAGAATAATTGCTGGAGTTTCTGACCTTGTTAATGCCTCGGCTCTAGACCTATAAATTCTAGTTCCTACTCCAACAGTATTAGCAAGATTTGTTTTTATTGCTGCTAATATTCTTTCTCTTTTAGTTGCCATATTAAACCTTTAATAACGATATTTTACTCAATGTACCATCATCAATTTTTCTTACATTTCTTACTTTATATTTAACATTACTTATTTTGATTTCAGTATCAAATGCCAAAGTTCCTAGATCAGAAGTTTTTACAGTTAACTCATAATCAGTAGTAAGAACAACCCCATCAGCAATTAATTCATCTGGCTGTTCAAATATACCCTTATAAATAACGCCATCATATACAACCTCATCAGAAAAATCCGAGAAAAATGTGTTTATATCCTCAGTAAATGCCATAAGAAAAAGCCCTCACAAAGAGGGCATTATATTTAGCTATACTTTTTAACGCCAACCAGGTTGATGCTAAAAGTAAATGTTGGTGATGAACCACCGATTGTTTGTACAATCTTGATATAACGCTTAGAAGTATCTTTGTTAATTAC